AGCCTGCACCTGGCCATCGCGGTGGGCCTGTCGCGCCTCATCGCGAGGCGCGCCGGCACGGCCATCCGCACCCTCATCGCAGACGAGCCCGATGGGTTGGACGCGGAGTCGAGACGGGCACTCGGGCAGGCACTCAAGGTGCTCAGCCACCACGGCGAGCTGGAGCGGATCGTCGTCGTCACCCACACACCGGACCTCGCCGAATTCGGCGACGCGGTCTATCAAGTGAGCCGCGATGGGGCCGGCTCACACGTCGAGCTCGTGGCATGAAACCACGGGGAAGGAGCACCAAGTGGCCGAGACGATCACCACGGAAGAGCAGCCGCAGGACGACGACATGCCCGCGGAGGGCCGGTCGGTCGAGGAGCTGATGGAGGATACGGCGTACCCGCACCTGCCGGTCCACCAGAGCCGGGTCGTGGCGTACCGGGAGTTGATCAGCGCCAACCTGCACGCGGCCCTGCGGACGGTCGGTGAGGAAGACCTGCAGCCGGGTGCACTCGATGGCGTGCGGATCATCACGCACGGCGACCTCGAGGCAGCCCTGAGCCTGCGCGACACGCCATACCCGCCGCCGACCGAGCATGCCGCCGATGTCGTGACGCCGGCGACCATCACGATCTACGGCATCTGCCCCAACTGCGGCGAGGGCACGTACCTGAGCACGGCCCTGAGCGTCGAGCTACGGGTCGGCAGCAGCCGCGAGCTGCGCCTGGTGTCCAGCGGGAGCAAGGCCAGCCACTCGTGCGGGCAGCAGGCCTGGCGAGCGGCAGCCGCGCAGGCTGACGGCCAGCAGACGCTCGAAGACGCGATCGAGGAGGAGGACGAGGAGGACCTCGATGAGGAAGACGACCCTGATGACTGACCCCCGACGCGAGGCGCTGAGAGCGGCGCTAGGCGAGATCGCTGGCGAACTGCGATGGGTCCCAACCCCCGCCCAGGACGAGCCGATAGAGCCAGACCGTTGGCTGGAGGGGTTCGAGTTCTGCGGTGCCGTGCGTGGTCATAGGTGCTGCATCCTCGACAAGGGCCACGAGGGGCGCCACGGCTGGGACACCGAGAACACGTCACGACCGCGGGATGTGCAGACGCTGGCTAAAGTGTTGCACCGGCTGCACACGCACGACGGCACGAACTGGCCGCGACACGCCGACGGCGTCGCCTGCGGCTGGGGCTATTACGACGGCGTGAGCGATTGCGCCACGTTCGCTGACGCCATCCTCGCCGCCATACCCCTGTCGCAGGAGCCGTGGTTCCTTGGTGCTGATGAACGAGGGGTCATCATCGACGGGCTGGTGCTAGTCGTAGCGGAGGCGAAGGCCCGCATCGCCGCCAACCCACACAGCATGGGCAGCCTCCGGGTCGAGATGGCCGAACGTCTCATCCTCGCACTTGGCGTGGACTGGCCCGCCGCCATGCCCCTGTCTCAGGCCGAGCGCCCGGTCTTGGTCGATGGTGGACTGCCTGAGCCGCTGCACTCACGGGTCATCGACCACCTCTCTGCATCTCAGATGATCGGTGCCGACCGCTGGGCCGAGGTCTACGCCGAGGACGTGACGGACCTGCTCTTGCTCATCGCTCGCCTGTCTCAGGCCGAGCTGGTCGGGCTGGCTGCGCTCGGTGAGCCGACATGACGAGCGAGCTCGAGCTGTTCCAGGCCGCCCTCGTGACGCAACGAGCCATCCTCGACGAGCAGCGTGACGCCCTGGGGCGGCCCGTGATGCCCTGCTGCGGGGCGCTGGACCTCGGAGACAGCCACCACGGTGGCAGGCCAGCGCAGTGCCTGTGCGATCGCGCGGTGAAGTCGGAAGCGGCGAAGCTCGAGGAGTGCGCCTGATGACGCTCCGCATCAGCGACGACCTCAGCCTGCCCCTCGAAGCGGTGACCGAGTCCTTCGGCATCCTCGGGCAACGAGGTGCCGGCAAGTCCAACGTCGGCGTCGTCATGGCCGAGGAGATGTACGCTGCCGGCCTGCCCTGGGTGGCCATCGATCCCAAGGGCGACTGGTTCGGCATCCGGGCCGAGGGCCAGGGCCCTGGCCTGCCCGTGGCCATCCTGGGCGGCCTGCACGGCGACGTGCCGCTCGAGGCGGGTGCCGGCGCCATCATCGCGGACCTCATCGTGGACGAGAACCTGACGGCCGTCCTCGACGTCTCGGACTTCACGCTGGCCGACCGACACCGATTCCTGACCGCGTTCGCCGAGCGGCTCTACCGCCGGCACCGCCATGAGCCGCAGCGACGGCATGTGTTCCTGGAGGAGGCGCACGAGTACATCCCGCAACAGATGACCCGCGATCGCGCGAAGGTCAAGGAGGCGATGGCTCGGATCCCGCTCATGGGTCGCTCGTTCGGCCTCGGATCGACCACGATGAGCCAGCGCTCGGCGAGGCTGCACAAGGACGTGCTGACGCAGATCGGGACGCTCGTCGCGATGCGCACCACTGGCCCACAGGACCGCCGCGCCATCGGCGACTGGGTCAAGGAGCACGCCGTGGCGGACGACCTGCTGGCATCGCTGCCAGGTCTGGAGGATGGCGAGGCGTGGGTCTGGTCCCCGTCCTTCCTGCGCATGGTCAAGCGCCTCCGGGTCCGCCGGCGACGGACGTTCGACTCGGGCGCCACTCCGGTCGACGCGATCACGCGCGCGCCAGCGACGCTCGCCGACATCGACCTTGACGCGCTGCAAGCGCGCATGGCCGACACCATCGAGCGGTCCAAGGCGGACGACCCCAAGGAGCTGCGCAAGCGCATCCGCGAGCTGGAGGAGTCCAACCGCTCCATGAAGATCGCCAACGGCCACTGGGAGCACGTGGCGGAGAAGGCACGAGGCGAGGTCCGCGTCGAGCGCGTGGAGGTGCCGGTGCTCAACGGCCAGGTGGCCACGCTCATCGAGGCGCTCATGGGGCTCGATAGGGTCGCCGAGGCCCTCGTCACGACGGCCAGGGGTATCCAGACGGTCGGCTCGAGCATCACAGCGGCGATCGAGCGCGCCCAGCAGGCCCCGGCCACGCGACCGGACCAGACGCCAGCGAGGACGCCGCGACCAGTCCAGCCCGTCGCGCCTGCTTCGCCCGTGGGCGCCACTGTCGGCCCACGTGCCGCGGTCGCGCCCGATGTGGCGTCCGTGGTCCTCGGCAGGGCAGAGCGCCTGATCCTGGCCGCCCTGGCGCAGTACCCGCAGGGGCTCGGCCGGACACGCCTGGGCCTGCTCACGGGCTACCGGCCACGCGCGGGCCACTTCAACAACGTCCTGGGGCGTCTGCGCAGCAGTGGCCTCGTGGCGCCTGGCGCCGATCCGATCGTGGCCACGCCTGCCGGTCTGGCGACCATCGGGGACGACTTCGAGCGGCTGCCAGAGCCCGGCTGGGCACTCGTCGAGTGGTGGCTCTCCAGCGGCCGCCTGGGCCGTGGCGAGGCGGCCATCCTGCGCTACCTGGCGGAGCGCTGGCCGGAGGAGACGACGCGCGACGATCTGGGCGCCGCGACTGGCTATGAGCCACGTACGGGCCACTTCAACAACATGCTCGGGCGCCTTCGAGGCCTCGGCCTGATGGCCGGCTACCGCGCATCCGACGACCTGATGAGAGGGGCCTGATGCCACCCGATCCATACAGCCGATCCTACTGGCGCTTCCCCGACGATCCGCTTGCCAGCCAGCCCGATGGTTCTGTGTCATGACACGCGCCTACCTACGACTGGACCCCGGCTTTGACGAGCACAAGGCTCACTACCCAGATGGCCCGTACGCGGCGCTCATCGGGTGCCTCTGCCTCGCGGAGTCTCAACCAGACCGCGGCAGGTTCCGCTCGCAGCGCTACCTCAAGGCGTTGCTGGATAAGCGCGGCCGTCACGTCGAGTACCTCATCGCGCATGGCGATCTGGTGCTCTTGCCGGACGGACGACTGTACATCGAGGGCTGGGATGAATGGCAGGAGGGCGACTGGAAGGTAACGGAGCGGGTTCGCCGCATCCGCGGACGCAAGCACGGCGATGTATCGCCCGATGTAACGGTCAGCGCAACGCCCGATGTAACGGTCCGAACCGAATCCTTACGTGATCCTGCTCCGTCTGAGCGAAGCGGTGCGGTGCGGAGCGAAGCGGTGCATAGCGAAGCGCTGCGGGGCGCTCTCCGCGCGCGCGAGGCGAACGGCGCTGCGGCGAGAGACGACGAGTACGCCATCCAGGCCCTCGCCGAACAGCTCGTCGGACCGAACGCGCTACAGAACATCCGCAGCAAATTCGGCGAGATGGCCATGGCCCAGGTCAGGAAACACGGCTTGCCTGCCGTGACCCAGGCCTGGCAGACCGTCGCGACCGCTACCGGCCCGTCCCCGACCATCCGGCAGATCGTGTTCAGTGCCGACGACCTGCTCGATCCGCCGGTCCGTGTCCGTGTCGAGCCGCCGAAGAAGCGTCAGGCCAAGGGTTTCCTGCCGAGCGACGAGGAGGTGCGCGATGCCTTCGAACACTACGATGACTGAGCTGCTGGCCCAGGTCGGCATCCCGAAGCGGTACGCCACCCTGGAGCTCGACGGCTACCAGCCAGGCACGGCGTCGCAGACCGAGGCGCTCACCGCGGCTCGGCTACTGGCCGAGGGACAGATCGACGGCCTGGCACTGCTCGGGCAACCCGGCCTCGGCAAGTCGCACTTGCTCGCGGCGGCCTGCCGGGAGATCGCGCTGCGGCACTCCAGGGTCTACGCCGAGCGCAGGGCCGAGTACGACCAGGCCGAGATCGCCCAGTACCCGGCCAGCGCTGCCGAGGCCGGGCTGCGCTATCCCTCGGTGCCCGAGGTGCCGCGCTGGTGCAATGTGCCGTCGCTCATCGTGGACATGCGCTCCGAGATGTCGGCACCCGAGCAGCGACATGCGGAGCGCGCCCGCCGCCTGCGACACCATGCGGCCCTCGTGGTGCTCGATGACCTGGGCCGCGAGCGCATGAGCGACTGGACCGGCGAGCTGGTCTATGCGCTCGTCAACAGCCGCTACGAGCAGGAGCTGCCCACCGCGGTGGCGAGCAACCTCACGCCCGAGGAGCTGCGCGACTCGGGCTACTGGCCGGCCATCAGCCGCATCGCCGAGCATGGTCGGCTGATCGAGATGCAGGGCCGTGACCATCGGCTCGCGGACAGCTCCCGATGAGCGGCACTCCGGGCTGGTCACTGCCGCCACAGCCCTCGGAGCCGGCCGCGAAGACATGCATCCTGTGCGGCGAGCAGAGCCCCGAGGTGCGCCACGAGCTGATCCGCTGGCGCACCGGGCCCAGCCGCTACGGCTCAGGGCCTCGCTGCCGCGATCGCGATGCTTGCTGGGAGCGCGCCATGGCCATCGGCGAGGACTGGCTCGTGGCCGACGACCGCCCGATGCGCCGCGTTGCGGATGGGGGTGCGAATCATTCCGAGACTATGACCACCGAGCCTGCCGAGGCCGAGGAGCTCGACTTTGGCACGGCGCCGGAGGATGCGGCGTGACCCTCAACGAAGCCGCAGCCATCCTGGATCTTCATCCCGCCACACTGCGCCAGTCCATCCACCGAGGTGCACTCAAGGCATCGAAGCATGGGCGCGACTGGTGGGTCGCGCGGGCCGAGGTCGAGCGGTACCGGCGCGAGAATCGGCGGGGCCCGCGATGAGCGTGGTGATGGTTCACGAGCCCATGGCGTCTTGGGTCGAGCGGGTGGTGACTCGCACCAAGCGGCGGTGCGACGGCTACGTCTGCCGCCAGCCCTCCCGCGACATCTTCCCCGGCCAGACGGTCTTCGTGGCCGTCGCCTCGCCGTGGTTCCAGTTCAACCCGCGCCCTGGCCACTGGACCCGGCTGTACCTGCACGGAGGCTGCGGAACGTGACGACCCAGACGAAGCTCGCCCGGGCCGCCGAGCGCCTCATCAAGGCCGCGATCGCCGAGCGTGCCGCCGAGCAGGCCTGCCGCAACCGGCCATGGGATGACCGCTCCGCCTGGCTCGCTTACGTCTCGGCTCTGCAAGCCCGCCGCGACGCTGTGGACGCGCTGGTCAGGCTCGGGGCCCGGTCATGACGGCCATCATCTTCGGCGAGGTCGACCCACGGGTGTACGTCGTGCCCGACGCCGAGTGCATGGCCTGCCGTCACCCAGCAGAGTTCCACAGCGACCTGCACGACGGCTGCGCTAGCTGCTCCTGTCGCCGCCGCTGGTGCTATCTCCACGATGCTCTCGATGGCGAGCACGACTGCGACGAGGACGTGGACTGGTGAGCGACACGCTGTTCGTCGAGCTGGTCGAGCCATTCCCGGCCGACCTCATCGACGCCGCCATCCGCCTCGGCGAGCGCGGCGTCCAGGCCGACCCGCGATACCCCGAGCCGGGCACTGACCGCGCCGGCTTCTGGCGTCAGGTCACCACGGCATCCCTGGCGATCTCGGGACCACTCCGGCCGCTGACCGAAGCCGAGCGCCGCATCCGCGATGAGCCCGCATGAGCCAGCGCCGCCGACGCCGACCGCCCCGCGACCTCAGGGAAGCGCGCAACGCAGCGACCGAGGAAGGCGACATGCAGCTCGGCGTCGAGCAGGCGCTCGGCTGGGGAGGCTGGCTCTGGCATCACGATCAGCACGCGACGCTGCCCTCGGGCACGTACGCCGTGTCGCATTCCGGGCAGAGTGGCTGGCCTGACATCGTGGCACTGCACCCCGGGCGCCAGCTGCTGCTCGTCCTCGAGCTCAAGAGCGAAAAGGGCAGGTACCGCCCGGGCCAGGCCGAGTGGCTCGACGCCTGGCGCGCCGTCGGCGCCGACGTTCGGGTCGTGCGCCCCGATGACCTCCATGCGCTCCAAGACGAGCTGCTCGGCGACCGGCAGCTGACGAAAGCTGGGGCCACCCCATGAAGCTCGTCGCCCTCGCCCTCGTCATCGTCGCCGCTCTCGCTGCCCTGCGCTGGCGCCTGATCGCCCAGCCGACTGGTATCATGCCTCCGGAGCCGGATGTCGCGCAGCTCGATAGTACGTACCATGAGCGGAATGAGCGGCGACGGGAATCTGGGCCGGCTCCCTACTTCACCCCCGACGAGGCCAACCGGCACAGCCGCGAGCGACTCCATGTCCTGCGCTCCGAGGGCCTCCTGTGACCGAGCTGCGCACCCCTGCCGAGGTCGCCCAGTGGCTCAAGGTGTCGCAGCGCACCGTGCGCCACCTGACCAAGACCCGGCAGCTTCGCCCGACCTACATCGGCCGCCTGCCGCGGTACACCGTCGCGGATGTCGAGGCGTACATCGCCCATCGACGTGGTCGCGATCGCGTCGCATGACGCTAGACTCGGCGACGTGGCACAGAAGGGCGCCAAGCGGAAGCCGCGCAGGCACCGCCGCGGGGAAGGCACGACCTACAAGGACACGACGGCCGACCGCTGGGTCGCCGTCTTGCGCCTCGGCACCGACCCGAAGACGGGCAAGCGACGCACCGTCAAGGCCACGGCCCGCAAGGGCGGCGACCGCCACGATGCCGAGTCGCTGCTGTCGCGCCTCCAGCGCCAGTACGGCCGCGGCGGGGACGTGGCGCTGATGGGTCTCGATGCCTACCTCGAGGAGTGGCTGCAGGGGGCCTCGAGCACCCTGGCACCGTCGAGCGTCACGCTGTACCGACACCACATCGACAAGCACATCGGGCCACTGCTCGGCGGCATCAGGGTGGGCGCGCTCCACCAGCGCGACGTGCGCAGGCTCATCGACGATCGCCTGCGGGCCGGCCTCTCGGCGGCCACCGTGGGGCACATCGTGGCCACGCTGCGCAACGCGCTCGGCCAGGCTGTCTCGGATGGCGACCTCACGACCAACGTGGCCATGGTGGAGCTGCCGCGCGTCGACCGGCCCCCGGTGGAGGCGATGACCCCAGCGATGGCACAGGCCATCCTGCGAGCGGTGCAGGGCGATGGCACGCCGGAGCACCCACCCGACCGGCTCGCTGCGCTGTGGACGCTCCTGCTGGGCACCGGGCTGCGGCTCGGGGAGGCGTGTGCGCTGGACTGGCGAGACGTGGTACTTGGCGATCCGACAAGTGGCCGGCAGGGCTCCGTCACGGTCCGCAAGGGCAAGACGAAAGCCGCGAGCCGCACGATCCCGCTGCCCGCATTCGTCGTCGCTGCCCTGCAGCGCCACAAGGTCACCACGCCGCGCTACGGCGCCGCTGAGCCCGTCTTCATGGGCGAGCGCACCTACAAGCGCCTGACGGTCGGTGTGGCCTCGCACGCGTTCCCGAAGCTCATGACGAACGCAGGTCTACCACGGATCACGCCCCACAAGCTCAGGCACGGCACAGCGACGTTGCTGCATCAGCAGGGCGTTCCGATGCGCGATATCGCTGACATCCTTGGCCACAGCTCACCCTCGATCACGGCTCGCACCTACGCCCACGTCAGTCAGGACTCCAGGCGCAAGGCCATGGACACGCTCGACGAAGGGCTGGGCTAGGCTTCCGAGCACCCGGATGACACCCGGAACCCCTGATTTCGTGCCTGTGGTCGATGATGGATTACATCATGCTCCACAACGCCGGCGCCCTCTGGGACAAGATGACCAAGCACGAATGAGCGGCACCGACCGGCACTGAGCGGAGTGTAGCGGGGGTCGGATAGCACCCGATTGACACCCGGGCGGGAATACGTCCATGCTGTGGCGCCATGGACGCACACCGGGGAGCCACGTGAGCGATGGACCTCCCCGACCTCACCGGTCTCGCGGAGGTCGGAGGCTGGGTATTCAGCTCGGCCGTCCTCTCGGGGGTGCTATGGCTCATCGTCACGGGCAAGCTCGTGGCGGGTCCCAGCCATGCGCGCGAGGCGACACGGGCAGACAAGCAGGATGACCGTCTGGACAAGCTCACCGATGCGGTCAGGGACTCATCGGGCGTGCTGCGCACGGTGCTCGCCCTCCTGGAATCGAGGCAGCGTGGGACTGATTGACCGGTTGCGTAGCCTGTTCCGTCGCGTCGATCGCGAGGCGTCGTACGAGCGGTCGCGCCGGTCGATCCGACGAGCTGACCAGGCGCTTGCCGACAACGCCGAGCTGCGTGCCCAGGTGAGCGCTCGTCTCCTCGAGGAGCACAGGCGGGCCGAGCGGGCCATGCGGAGTGCCAAACGGTGACCGATGACCCGGTCGTCTTCGCCATCGTGCTCCTGCTCACCGGGGAGGCCATCGTGTCCATCGGGGCTGCCGTGGCCATGCGCATGCGCTACGGACGGCGTCTCATCGACTCCATCATCTGGGACCGGCTCGTGGCGTCGGAGCTGCGGACCGTCGTGGCCAGCCTGCTCATCCTCGCCCTGACCCTCTACGGCCTGCTGCGCATCCCGTTCATGTGGCCGCCCGTGCCGCAGCCGTGGGGCGTCCTCGCGCTCGGCGTCGCCCTTGCGCTATTGATGTGGGGTCCCATCAGTGACTGGTGGATGCTCAGGGAGATCGAGCGCGGCCACGACCGTGAGGACGCGCCATGAAGCTCGCCCTCGTCACCGCAGCCATCCTTGTGCTCCTGGCTGCCCCGGTCCTCGCCGCCACCGACCCGACCAAGCCGTCGCTGTGGCAGTTCCCACTGGCGCCAGCCGAGCCGCTCGAGGACTCGGTGCGCATCCGGGTGGACCTCCTGGCTGATGGCCAGCGGCAGCTCATCGACGGGCTGATCCTCGAGCCTGCCAAGGAGGCTGCCGGGCCCACGGTCTGCGGGCCACAGCTACCGCCAGCCGGTGCCGCATGAGCGCCACCGTCGACGCCTACCGCCCGCCTCTCGCATCCGAGTGGGTCCTGGGCAAGAAGCCACGCCCGAACAACCCGCCGTCACTGCTCGGTTGCGGGGTGTCCTCGGCGTGGCACCAGTCGGCGATCGCCAGCCTCGGCGAGACCACGATCCGCCCCGACGGCAAGGCGAAGGGCCTCGCGATCATCAAGGCCGAGCTCGAGCGCGGCTGGAAGGCCTTCAAGCGCCTGCCCGACGAGAACGGCATCCCCGACACGAACGACTACGTGCGGATCCAACGTGCCATGCACGACGTGCCCAAGGTCGAGCAGCTGGTCACGCGCGACTGGGATCTCGTGATGGACCACGCGAAGGCCGACGAGGTGATCAGCATCGCCGTCCGCCTCAGCATCTTCGGCACACGCAACTCGATCGACCTCACCGATGCGGACCACCAGGTGGTCATCTGGGGCCCGGCCGGGGCGGCGTTCTGGGTCATGGGCCCGATGCGCAAGCATTCACGCACCTACCGTGGCCACCGCGCTCCGATCAGCGACCTGCGCAAGGCGGCCAAGGCCATCAACGGCGGCCAGGTGCTCGCCTGGACAGTGCCCATCGGCGCATGGACCCAGGGGGCGCTGCTCGAGCAGAAGCTGCACGCCCGCATCGGGAACCTGCGTGACGACCGCAACGAGGCCGAGGCCGCGCTGAAGCCAGCCCTGGCCGCGGTCGCGCGCCTCAAGCGCCGCATCGAAGAGCTGGAGGGCGGCACCCCCGGCGACTGCACCGAACTCGTTGCCAACGCCCGTGCAGCAGCGCACGAGTCAGCCCACGTCAAGTCCATCGAGTGGCATGAAGAGCAACGCACAGGAGCAGCACCATGACCAACGCACACGCCTTCACCCGCCCGGCCGCCGTCGGCGAGCGCCAGCACGTCCTCTCGGTCGATTGCTGGTGCCAGCCCGACATCACCCACGTCACCGGCCGCAACGACGCCGAGGTCGCGGACCTGGCCCGTCAGCGAGCCCAGGAGAAGCACCTCTCGCTGGTCCATTCGGTGGAGTCCGAGCGCGAATCCGGGATGGCCGACGAGGAGACGACCGGATGACATGGTCCGCTGCACCACTTGCAACTGGTCGCCGCACGACGTGTCGGTCCACGGCGCGCTGTGCATCAACGGCCACCCACGCTCCATGGTCGGCACGTACGTGGCAGGCCGATGGACCCGTTGTGCCCAGTGCCAGCGCGATGCGAGCAGGCGCTATGCCGACCGCCACCGCGAGCAGGAGCGCCGCCGCAGCCGTCGCTGGTATCTCATCAAACGCCCCACCAGGGCACGCCCTCGGGCATAGACCTGGCGGGAGGGCCTCGGCGGCCCATGCCCCGGCGTCAGTGATGGCGTCGGGGCAGCAGACAGACAAGGAGACATGACTGATGGATTTCCGCGTGACGCTGGATGCGTTCTTCTCATCGCAGGCAGGGCAACTGGCGCTGTGGGTGGTGCTGCTGCCCGTGGTGGACTTCGTCCTCTCGGTATCGGCAGCCATCAGGGACGGCACCTTCACCCTCGACTCGGTCGCGGCATTCCTGCGTAAACACGTAGCCGGTCGCATCGTGCCCATCTGGATACTGCTCTTCGTGGGCCACTTCGCCGACCAGTGGCTCGTGCCCGTGGTCGACGTGCCCGCCCTCACCGCCGTCGGTGTCGCAGCCGCCGGCCTGTACGTGGCCGAGACCATCGGCTCCATCCTCCGTGCCTGGGGTCCGCAGACCGGGCCTGCCCTCATGACGCGCGATCCCAGCCAGCCAGTGCCGAAGGACTGACATTGACCGCCCCCGCCTGGAAGCTGCCCGAACCGGAGATCCGCCTGTTCGGCGAGGTCCGCTATCGCTGCCACGAGTGCGGCGAGCTGATCGACGCCGAGTCGGCGGTCCTCGTCGGCTCGGGCAAGGAAACCCGCTCATATCACCCCACCCATATCCCAGCATTGGAGGTCCTGACCGATGGCCGCAGTGTCATCGTGACGGTGCCCACGTGAGCCGCAAGCATCTCGAGGACATCACTGAGCACTCGCCGGCGTGTCGTGAAGCGATGGCGATGCTCCGTGATGCGGCTGCGGAAGCGTCACGTTATCCCGGACCAGAGGGCAGCTACCTGCGGCAGCGCGAGGACGAGTTCCTCCAGAAGTGGCTAGTGGTGGATGCCCTCTGCGACCATCGCTGGCTCGCCCAAGTGGCGGTGCCCGAGTGACGATGGCGACTGGTCAGCTGCGCCTGACCCCGCGCCAGCAGCGTGTCGTGATGCTGCGTCTACGTCGCTACGGGCGTCGGGAGATCGCTCACCAGCTGGGCATCAGCCCGGATGGAGTGCGTCGTCATCTCGACAAGGCACGACATGCCAATGGGTTCGATGATGAGCTGGGCCTGCTCCTGGCCGCTGACCGTGAACAGCGGAGCATGGGATGACGTGGTACGAAGTGTCGTCTGCCGTGGCAAGGATGAGAGTGGTCGACCATGCATGAACCCCACGACCGACCCATCCCGACTCTGCGAGGTCCATGTCGGTCAGGGCTTCGGGGCGAAGTTCAAGCCGTCGACGCGCAGGCCGAAGGCCTACGACAGCCGCGCCTCTCGCAGGATGAGACGCCAAGTAGTGGTCGACCACATCAAGCGCCACGGTTATGTCTGCCCGGGTTGGCGGCGCCAGCCACACCCGGCCGGCCGGTTCGCTGCCGACCACATCGTGCCGCTCATCGCGGGTGGTGGCGACACGTTGGCCAACCTGCGTGCGCTCTGTACGTCCTGCAACAGCCGCAAGTCACTCCACGACCGACGCCAGACCCGGGGGATGACCCCCTTTGCGCCTTCCTGACCACCCCGACGTGGCACGTTTCAGGCTCTCTTCGGAGTCAGGACGTTTCACCAGATGGCTGGTAGAGGGCCGGCGTCGAAGGACGACCGGGTCAACAAGTCCGATGTCCCGCAGCGCGGCGAGTGGCAGACCGCTCCTGGCATCGGTTGGCAGCACGGCGAGGTGCCTCTGTGCCCTGCCCGGAGTCAGGCAGCGCGGGACACATGGGCCACGTGGATGGCGTCATGGGTCGCGTCGAACTGGACACCCGAAGACCTGCCGAACCTCCGGCTCGTCATCAAGCTGTGGGCGAAGGCCGACACCGCGGCCAAGCCCGGCCCTCTCTTGAATCCGCTGCGCCTGCTCATGGATGACCTGGGCATCACGCGCAAGGGCCAGCAGGACCGGCGCTGGAAGCCACCCGAGGGCGTCGACGAGGGCGAGGGCGAGGCAGCAGGCTCGGCGTACGAGCACTTGAGGGTGGTGTCGTGAGGGCAGCTTGGCAGTACCGCAGCATCGGGTTCAGCCCAGCAGCCGCTGGTTGGTGTTGTTACTTCCTGCGAGGTGATGACCTGTTTCTCGACAGCGTCCCGCTGGCTGGCTGGGTCATTCAGGAGCACGCGCCGGTGAGCCTCGATGGGTCCGTCGAGTTCACTGATGGCGAGTACCTTCGAGCAGCCGACCGTGACCGCATCGTGGTGCCGGCATATTGGGACGGTGACTTGGGCATGGTTGTATTCGGCGACAGTGAGGACGACTGGGTGTTGCTCGGGCCCGGAGAGGTCATCGCTGACTTCGATGAGCACGGGGCACGAGAACGTCGTCAGCGTGAACGTGATCGTCGCGTCGCCAAGTGACCGTCACCGCTCCAGCCCGCCGGTCCGCTCGTAGCACAGGCTGGCGCCCGCGTGGTCCCTGGGACATCTGCTCGCTCGGGTGGGAGATCCTCGAATGGACATCTGCAAGCCTGCCGGATCCCAGCGACCCTACCCTCCCGCTCGTCCTGACCGATACGCAGGCACGTCGAGTCCTTCGTATCTACGAGATTGATCCGGTGAGCGGTCGTCGCCTTTATGACCGTGTCCACCAGGAGGAAGCCAAGGGCTGGGGCAAGGGACCGCTGGCTGCGATGCTGGCCCTCGGGGAGTTCGGCGGCGCGCCCGTCCTCTTCGACGGCTGGGACGCCGATGGCCAGCCGGTCGGTATCCCGTGGGGCAGCCCGGGCACGCTCACACCCTACGTGCAGGTCGTATCGGTCAGTGAGGCCAACACGTTCAACGTGTGGCAGATGGTCATGATCCTCTCCGGTGGCGCCCGGGGCCCGCTTGCACATATCCTCACCGTAGATTCCGGTCGCCCAGGCCGGACGATGCTCAGACGTCGCGATATCCCGGGGGCTGAGATGGGTCGAGCTACGGCGTCGGCAGCGTCACGCACCGGCGCGCCTCTGGTCCATGCCGTGCTCGACGAGGTCCAGGGGTGGTTGCCTGAGAACGGCGGTCCCGAACTCGCCGCGACGGTGATGTTCAACCTTGACAAGACCGGTGGATGGGGCCACTTCCTTGCCAATGCGCCGGTCATCGATCATGGCTCGGTCGCTGAGACATGGGGCAAGTCGGGACCTCGCGTGCTCATGTTCGCGACCCGCCCGTCAGAGGAACCGCACGAGGATTGGTCTGTCGAGCGCAAGCGCGTTGCCCTCGCCGAGGTGTATCGCGATGTGCCCTGGATGCTGGACAAGCTCGACCGCCAGGTCGATAGCCTGTCGCTTGCCGATGACGGCCAGGGCGTCGTGCCGTGGGGCAAGGTGCTGCGCGAGAAGTTCAACGTGCGCGGCGCCGAGAACGAGGAGGCGTGGATGCCGGACGACCTCTGGGCGGCATGCACGGGTGACGCTGCTCTCGTCACGGACGAGCCGGTTTATATCTGCGTCCGGGTCGGCCATCATCACCGCGCGGCCGCTGTCGCGGTGGCTCAGCGCCAGGGGGAGCGCGTCATCCTGCGCTCGTGGGCCGCTGAGGTGTCAGAGGGTGAGTACGTCGACGCCGAGAGCATCGAGACGTACATCGAAGAGCATCACATCTACCGGGCCCACGTCCTCGCCATGGTCCAGAAGCGCCCGGGTGGCAAGCCCACGAAGCGTCGCCGCCATGGTCCGCTGCTGCTGCATCACGAAGCCTTTTTCGAGCCATCCCGGCAGCGCCTCGAGCGCGCCGGCATGGTGACGATGGGCGTCCCATCGTCGCAGGAGCGGCTGACACCGGCCGCCGAGACACTCATGCAGGCTGTCACCTCGGGCATTTTGACCCACGATGGTGATCCGGAGCTCGTCGTCCAGATGGGCAGGCTCATGGCAAAGCAGAAACCGCGTGGCTGGGCCATCGAGTCGGGCACCGGTGAGCCGATCGTGGCGGCCCAGGCAGCGATGCTGGCCGTGCATTGGGCGATGACGGTAGAAAAGCCGCGTGCCGGCAGCGGGGCTGCCACGTACTGAGGGTGACCAAGTCGGCACTATCACCCGCGCCTGTGATGCGTTGCGATATGACCGATGACGCTTACCCCCGAGCAGGCCGAGACGCAGGCGCGCCAGCTCCACGAACAGACCGACGCTGAGAAGGGCCGTCTCGATGAGGTGAGGCGCTTCTGGAAGGACTGCCAGAGATTCCCGGCGGTCATCCCCTCCACCGCATCCGCAGAGGTGCGCATCCTCGCCCGGCTCGCCCGCGTCAACATGATCGACTTGGTCGTCGAGAGCCTGTCGCAGAGCCTCTCGGTCGTGGGCTACCGCGCCGGCACCGACCCGGTAGATGCGAGCGCATGGGACATCTGGCAGGCCAACAAGCTCGACGCGCGCCAGTCGATCATCCACCGTGCCGCGGTCGCCTACGGCGTGGCGTACGCCGTCGTCACGCCGGGCGAGCCGGTGCCGGTCATCCGTGGCGTCGGGCCCCGGAAGCTCACCACGCTCTACGATGGCGCGTCGGACTGGCCGACGTATGCGCTCGAACGCGTGCCCGGTGGCCCATGGCGGCTGTACGACGAGTCCGCTGTCTACCGGCTGACGTTCGATGAGTCGGGTACGTTCAGGCACGTGGCCACGAGCGAGCACGGCGCAGAGGTCACGCCCATCGTGCGCTACCTCGAGGTCCAGGACCCCGACTGGGACGACGAACCGACCGACGAGAGCGACGGAGCGTCGCGATACCTTGGCCGACAGGTCATCGGCCAGGTCGCCCCGCTGATGACGCTGCAGGACCAGGTCAACCTCATCACGTTCAACCTGCTCGTGGCACAGCACTTCGCGGCGCACCGCCAGCGATACATCCTCGGATGGCTCGCGCCTGACGAGCAGGCGCGGGTCAAGATGGGCAGCTCGACTCTCATGACGTTCGAGGACGGCCCCGAGGACGTCAAGGTAGGCGACCTCGAGGCCACGAAGCTCGACGGCTACCTCGACTCCCGCGAGGGCACCATCCGCCAGATGGCCAGTCTCAGCCAGACGCCGACGCACGAACTGATCGGCGAGATGGTCAACCTGTCGGCCGAGGCGCTCGCGGCTGCCGAATCAGGGCGCGATCGCAAGGTGGCCGACCGCCAAGTGACGCTCGGTGAGGCGCACGAACAGACGCTCGCATTGGCGGCAAGGCTCGCTGGACAGTCGGTCCCTGACGACGCGCAGGTGCGCTGGCGCGACACATCGGCACGCAGCCTCGCGGCGACCGTCGATGCGCTCGTGAAGCTCGTCCAGGTCGGTATGCCTCTCGAAGAGGCGATCGAGCGCGTGCCCGACATGGACCAGCAGGACGTGGACCGCATCAAGTCGGCCGTCCGCGCACGCCCGGCGGTCCTGATAGGTGACCAACAAGGCACTAGTGGCGTGGCGTGATGCCCGCCCATGATTGACAGGAGGTCGAGATGGCCGATACCGCGGGCGAGACGCCCGAGCAGAACCAGGGCGAGACGCCTGATAGCTCGCAGGGCGAGACGCCTGAAGCTCCCGACGATGTCGAGGCCATGAAGGCCGCGCTCAAGAAAGCCAACGCCGAGGCAGCCAAGCTCCGACTGGAGTCGAAGGCCAACGCCGACCGGCAGAAGGCCGCTGAGGACGCGGACAAGTCGGAACTCCAAAAAGCGAATGACCAGAAGGCGCTGGCCGAGGCTAGGGCCGCCAAGGCGGAAGGGCGCCTCATGCGTCTGGAGATCGCAGCTGCGAAAGGACTCTCCCTCGCGATGGCGGGACGCCTGCAGGGTGAGACCCAGGAGGAGCTGGAGGCTGATGCGGACGAGCTACTCACAGAACTGAAGCCAGGGCCGAAGCCGGGCGACACGTCAAACGGTCGGCCACGAGAGGTCTTGCGGTCGGGCTCAGCGCCCGATGCGAAGCCTGAAGAGAACGACCCGACCAAGCTCGCGGCGATGATCCCGCGGGGGTAACGACAGGAGCGACACATGGCTTTCCTCACAGCGCAGCGCATCGTGAGCGCCGGGCTCGGCCTCCTCACACGAGAGAGCACGCTCGCGGCCACGGTTTGGCGAGACCCCGTCGGAGACTTCGCGGGCGCCCTCGATGACACCATCAGCGTCCGGCTGCCGGCGTATGCCCCCGCACGGACCCGCGTCCTGCGCTCGGGCTCTGCGCGGACCAAGGACACGCTGAACGAACGCAAGATCGATCTGACGCTCGACACGGACGTCTACAAGGATGTCGGTATCACCGACGAGCAGATGAACCTCGACATCGTGGACTTCGGGATGCAGGTGCTGGCACCCATCACCGCGGGCATCGTCGAGGAGATCAACTCGCAACTGGCGACCGCCATGTCGGATGCCACCTATGCGAACTCCATCGTGTTCGACTACTCCTCTGGTGCTGCGTGGCCGGACATCATCCTCGCTGCCCGCGAGTATCTGAACAAGGCGCACGTCCCCCCGAGCAACCGCTACCTCGCGGTCGGTGCCTCGATCGAGACGGCACTCCTCTCCACTGACCTGTTCGTCAAGGCGAACGAGTCAGGTGATGGCGGTACGGCCCTGGCTGAGGCCACCATCGGGCGCAAGGGCGGCTTCACGATCATCACCGCGCCAGAGCTGGCGCCTGACGAGGCCATCGCCTACCACAAGACGGCCTTCGCCATGTCCAACAAGGCCCCCGCCGTGCCCGCCGGCGCTGCCTATGGCGTCATGAAGTCGGCTGGCGGGTTCGCTATGCGCGTGGTGCGCGGCTTCGACCTTGATACGGTCGAGGACCGGACCATCTTCGACAGCTGGCTCGGCGTCGCAGCGGTCACGGACGAGGGCTACTTCGACGCCAACGGCGTGTGGACGCCTTCGGATGCCGACCTCGGAACCCCGGTGACGCTCCTCACCAGCGCCGCGAGCGATGACATCATCGACGCCACCGCGCACGGTTTCGTCGCCGGCGACGAAGTCGTGTTCACTGCTCTGACCGGCGGCACCGGGCTCACGGTGGGCCAGCGCTACTTCGTCATCGCGACATCGCTGGCGACCAACACGTTCCGGGTGAGCGCGACGGCGGGGGGTGCGGGCATCGACTTCTCGACCGACATCACCGCCGGCACGGTCCGTCAGGACGGCGGCGTGCAGATGGTGCGTGCCGTCAAGATCACCGCAGTCGCCTAAGGCGACACGGTGACCCTCGATGCGACGGTCGCAGGAGCAGCCAGCGACAGCTACCTCACGGTGGCTGCCGCTGATGCCCTCGCGGCTGCCGACCTGGGACCAGAGGCCGGGAAGTGGGCGGCAGCATCCACCACGCTCGACCAGCAGGAGCGCGCACTCAAGCGTGCCACCCGTGAGATCGACCGTGGATGGCGGCCGGGTGCGAAGCACTCGACCACCCAGCGGCTCCGCTGGCCCCGGGCCGTGGACATCGATGCCGACGATGCCCCGCTCATCCCGGCCGATGTCGCAGAGGCCACGTACTACCAGGCGATCTTCGTCCTTGCCAAGGCGACGACCCTCGATCGCGCCAATGACCGCCAGGCCCGCAACGCCTCCCAGGCGAGCGAGCCGAACACGAGCTACACGGTCGCGCAGGATGGCTCGTCGATCTACTCGCTGCGGACCCTCCAGGCCATGGAAGCCTATCCGAGGGCCAGCCGGGACAGCGGCGGCATGATCGCCATCGACGCCACGACCGAGCTGTCCGACCCGTACACCGAGGCATCGCTGCTGTGAAGGTGACCACGAACCCGAAGCCTCTCTACGACCACGCCACCACGGCGTTCTACGACGCCGCTGGCGACACGCTCAAGCTCGCACAGCAGATAGCGCCGAAGAGGAGCGGCAAGTACGCCAGCACCCTCAAGCTATACCGGCGCCAGCGCAAGGACCGCCCCACGGCCACGATCGGCTCGCGCACCGCCCCGCAGACCAGCGTGCTCGAGCGCGGCGGCTGGGTGCGCAGCGGCCGTGGTGTCCACATCGCACGGGCCAATGCCCCCAAGCCGCTCACCCGGGCCGGCGAGCAGTTCCCGAAGTTCTACGAACGGCGACTCCGCCGCGCTCCGATACGCTCCAGCTCCTTCGTCGCTCATTCGTTCGGTGGCGAGCGCGGCACTCCGACGCTGCTGCTGGGTGGCGAGTGATGCTCATCACCGAGATCGCCGACCAGGTCGCGCAGCTCCTCGAGCCTGACCCGTTGCTCCGCGATGACGGGCGAGCCGAGCCCACGGTGTTCGAGGCAGACCTGCTCTATGTCTGGGCACCGAGCGAGACGTTCGAGCCCATCGGCCAGGAGTGCGAGCAACGCGACTTCCTGCTGCGGGCCGCCTGGGTCATCGAGACCGACGATACCGAACTGCGCAGCCGCGAGACGAGCGACGCGATCGCGACCAAGTCCGAGGCCTACCGCGCCGCGGTCGCATCCCAGCGGGCCCTGACGCCGTGGTACGAGGGCCTGCACGTCGAGGGCGTCGACCACGAGACGCTGTCAGCCATCGACGCTCGCGGCTTCCTGATGGACCTCACCGGCTACCGCATCGAGGACGACTGAGATGACCAAGCAGACCTACCCACCCCGCCGCGGCAAGCCCTTCACCCGTTACCTCCGCAATGATCCGCAGGCCGGCATCGTCCGCCTCTTCGCCGATGACGACGGCCGGGTCACCATCACCTCGGACGCCGAGCAACGAGTCGCCGATGCTCTCGGGCTCCCGACCGTCAAGGCCGCCCCTAGCACCAAGGAGTCCGACTGATGCCGGCAGAGAACGTAGGCTCCATCCGCTTCGCCTTCCAGACCGTGAAGGGCACCAAGGCCGCCGCCTCGGTGTACGGCTCGCGGCTGGCCGGCGGCACGATGGTCGGGCCGATGCGCACCGACGAGTTCTTCGACGAGACGACGGGCGCGCAGATGCGCGACGCCCGCTATCCCTCGGAGGTCCACGCCGCTGGCGCACCGGAGATGTTCGTGCCGCCCAACGCTGCCGCGGCCATGCTGTACGCGGTACTCGGAGACGTGGCCACGACCGGCATCGCCGATCCGTGGAGCCACGAGATCACAGCCGCGACCTCCCTGCCGTGGATGACCTGGTGGCGCAATGTGGGCGCGCTGCTGTTCGGCTACAGCATCGACTGCAAGGTGACCCAGCTGGTCATCTCGGGCGAGGCCAACAAGCCCCTCCGGATGACCGCCACCGTGATGGGCCTCGACCCGCGTTATGCCAGCGCCGAGGAGACCACGGCGACCATCGAGATCACAGACCGGGTGCTCTACTACGACGGCAAGGGTGCGCTCCAGCTCGAGGGTGCAGCGGTGCCCTGCATGCGCTCGTTCACGCTGACCATCAACCGCAACGGTGAGTCCATCCCCGGTGACGACATCATCCCCTGCGACATCACCGAGGGGCTGTTCGATATCACCCTCGCCACCACGGCGCTGTTCACCGATGTCAGCCTCTACAACCGCATCATGTTCGGCAGCGCCACGCCATCCGCGGATGCTGCGGTATCCCGCGACATCTTCGAACTCGGCGGCACGGGCGTGGACTTCCTGTTCACCCGCGTCGCTGCTTCTCCCGGGCCTGAGCGCAGCATCCACCTCGAGATCCCGCGCATGGCCGTCGACCCGTTCGAGCCGGCCATCGGGACCGGCAACAGCCCCATGACCCAGGTGTTGTCGATGAGCGCACTCCAGCCGGCCGCCGGCGCGTCGCCGATCACCGCGACCGTGCTCAACGGCCTCGACGACCTGGTCGCACCATCGTGATGACCGGGAGGGCGTGAGCGCCAACAGCTGGCTGCGAAGCGGGCTGACAGAGGTCCTTCTACCGACCGGGCACCGGGTGCGCGGCAAGCTCCCCGACGTGGGCGAGTTGTTCCGCCGCGGCGTGTTCCCCGCTCACCTCCTCGAGGCGGTGACGAAGCTGGCTGACCCGTCCTGGCTGCAAGCACCCGAAGAGGGCGAGGCTCGCATGGAGCGAGCGGTCGAGGCCATCAACCTGCTCGTGGTCCATTTCCCGCGGGATGTGTGGGATGACGACGCTGGCTGGGAGCGCATCACGGAGCCCATCGCCATCGAGGACCTCGCCGAGGATGACGTAGACGCGCTGCAACGGGTGATCCTCAGCCTGTGGACCCCGGAGACGGCGACTGCCATGGCCGAGTACTCGCTCGGCCTGCGCGACGAGCCACCCGAGGAAGGGGGCGGGCTGCCTGACTGGGCCACCTTTCGTCGTGAGCGACGACGCGCTGCGCGTGGCGATGACAGCGGCCAAATGGAGCCAGCGGCCAAGCAGCCTGCTCGGCGTCAGCGATCCGCTCCACGCGCTAGCACTGGACGAGGCGCTCGCGGTCAGGCTGTCGATCGAGGAGATGCGGGCGACGCAGCAGGCGACGGCACGCCAGAAGGCGGCGACGACACCGGGCGTACAGCTACCCGAGGGGATGCGCTACGCGACGGAAAGGGACGTGCAGCCGTGGTAGGCGCGTGATGTCAGTCGGGGTGGCGCTCCAGGAAGTCCCGGGCGCGCTCGCGCAGCTCGTCGGTGAGGCCCTGCGCGACGATGTCCGACAGGATCTGCTTGGCCGCCACCCGCTCGATGTTGATGGCCAGCACCTTCGTGGCGACCTGCTGCTGTTCCTCCGGGGTCAGGGTCTTCATGCTGGACAGCATAGCGTGGACATCTAGCCATGGCCGCGAAGATAGGTGCAGCCGAATATCAGGTAGGCGCTGATCTCAAGCCGCTGGCGAAGGACCTGAAGACTGCCGAGGGCATGTTCAGCCGGCAGGGCGGCGCGCTCAAGAAGGGCATCCTCGCTGGCGTCGGCATCGGCGGCGGCGTGCTCGCCTTCAATGCCCTGGCGAGCGGCGCCAGCGCGCTCATCGACGGCATCAGCGGAGCGATCGACTCGGCCATCAAGTTCGAGGGCGAACTGGCCACCATCAACACCGTGGCCAAGCTCTCGAAGCAGGAACTCGCGGCGCTCGGCGAGGGCGTGCAGGACCTCTCGGAGGCCACCGGCATCGCCACGAGCGAGCTGACCTCGGCCTACTACGACCTCGTGAGCGCCGGCGTGGACGCGGCCAAGGCGCAGGACGTGCTCACCGACTCCACGACGCTGGCCATCGGCGCGCTCTCGACGACGGGCGAGGCCGTCGACCTCATCACGACCACGCTCAATGCCTTCAAGCTGGAGGCCAGCGACTCGTCGAAGGTCATGGACGTGTGGGCGCAGACCGTGGCCAACGGCAAGGTCACCGCGTCAGAGCTGGCGTCGTCGATCGCACAGGTAGCCCCGATCGCCGCCGCGGCCGGCGTGTCCATCGAGGAGGTGGCTGCGGCGTACGCCACGATGACCGCGCAGGGCACGCCCGCGGCGATGGCTGCGACCCAGATGAAGGCGGCCATCACAGCGCTGCTCAAGCCGAACGCCGAGCTGCTCGCGCTCCAGGAGAAGCTCAACGGTACGACCTTCGAGCAGATGCTCCGCGAGGAGGGTCTGGCTGCCACGTTGCAGGCCGTGAGCGACGCCGCAGATGGCAAGACCGACGCCATCACCGCAGCACTCGGCTCGACCGAGGCGTACAACGGCATGCTGCAGGTGACCGGCGCCAACGCCGAGTCGTTCACGGGCAACCTGCAGGACATGCGCAAGGCCGCCAGGGAAGGCGGCAACGCCCTGAGCATGGCCGGCGAGCGCATGGACACGCTCGAGAACAAGCAAGCCCGGCTCGCGGCCAAACAGGCGCGGCTGGGGCAGGACCTCGGCGCGGCGCTCATGCCCCTCATGGAGCTGATCACCGACGTCACGTCGGGCGCTATCGATGCGGTGCGTGGGTTGGTCGATGGCATCAACGATCTGGCCGATGCCGCAGCCGAGCTGCTGGACCCGGGCGGCAAGGATATCGCGACATTCGCCGAGGGCCTCGATGCTGGCGCCCGCAAGTCGTTCGACGACTTCATGGAAGTCAAGCGGCTCATGGGCGGCGGACTGGAGTTCCTTGAGCAGCGCTTCGACCATGTCGGCGTCGCGGCGGTCAACGTCGAGGGCGCGCTGCGCCACGTGGCCACCGTCGCCCAGCAGTCGAACACACCGATCGAGCTGGTCGCCGACTCTGCGCTGATGATGGCCACCAGGCTCGAGGAGGCGGGCTTCCATGCACTCTCGACCGAGGACCGCATCGCGACGTTCCGTGCCGAGATCGGCGCCCTGTACGAGGAGTTCGGCCTGCTCAACCCCCTGATCGACGAGAACACGGAAGCGGTGGGGAGGCAAGGCGCGGCCATCTCGCAGGCCGACCTGGATATCCAGTCATGGAAGAAGAACACCGCTGAGGGCCAGGAGTGGGTGCGCGAGTTCACCGAGGCGGCCGTCGCACAGTTCGGCGCCATCGGCCCAGCCGTCACCGCGTCGATGGCTGCGAGCACCGAAGCGGTCGAACGCTCCAAGCGTAACCTGCGCCGGTTCGCGCGCGAGTTCGAGGAGATCCCGGAATCGCTCGCCGACTCGATCCGCGGCGGGCGACAGACGGTCCGGGATGCGATGAAGGACCTGATGTGGGCGATCGAGCACCCCATGCAGCGCGCCAAGCTCGTGGCGTCCATCGAGGGTGCCCTCACCGGGAAGCGCCTGGCGCAGGCACTGACGAGCAAGAAGCCTGATGTCCGCGCGGCTGGCGAGCAGACCCGCGCGGTCCTCATCGCCGAGTGGGAGAAGCTGACCGGCAAGACCTGGGACTACGGCAAGACCGTCAACCAGAACCTCGCCAAGGGCATACGCGAGGAAAAGGGCAAGGCGAGGGCCGCGGCTGCCGAGACCAAGGTCGAGGTCGGGGCCGCGCTCAAGGGCCTGCCAGCAGTCGGCACCGCCGCGGGCAGGGGTCTCATCGGGGGCCTGGCCAGCGGCATCCGCTCCGGCATCGACAACGTCATCGCAGCCGCGCAGGCGGCCGCGCAGGCGGTCGCAGACAACACGAAGCCGGGCAGCCCGACCAAGTCAGGACCGCTCTCGAAGGACGGCGGTATCGAGGCGTGGGGCTTCCGGCTCGGCGGGGACCTCTCGCGTGGGCTCCACAGGGGCGTGGACATGGCGGGAGCGGTCGAGCCCCCGACGCTGGTCTCGCCTCGTCGGCTTCGAGCAGGGCGACTGCAGGAGGCTGGCATGGCTGGCTTCGCGCCGTCGGCCGCGCCGGTCCAGCAGCGGTCGACGAGCATCAAGATGGACTTCCACGGCCTGCCCATCCGGGTGCGGACGCCGATGGAGGCCATGCAGCAGGCTCGCCGAGCTGCTGACATGGGGCTGTTCGGATGACCGGCATCCAGCGCCCCGTCAACTCGTACGATGCGGTCGCCCTCAACACGCTCGTGGGCACCGAGAACCGGCTCAAGTTCTGGCTGGTGCGTGGGCTCGACGAGGCCTTCCTGGTCCGCGGCAAGGACACGATCGTCCCCGGGGCGGCCGGCCGCACGCCTCGCAACCGCGTACGCGACAACCGGCTCATCGAGGTGCGCGGGCTGGTGCGCGGGATCGGTGCCAGTGACGCTGCCCGGGCTGACGATTACCGGGATGCCATGGAGGTGCTTCGGGCGCTGTTCGCAGCGAACCGTGCCGCGGCCACGCTCATCATCGGGCTCGAGGACGGTGTCAGGACCGCGACCATCTCGGCGCGCCCGCTGCCCGAGACGATCGTGAACTACAAGCCGGTTCCCTCTGGGGTCCTGTCGTACCAGCTCGAAGCGGTCGGTGACGATTGGCTCATCGCCTGATGTGGGCACCCTTGGGAGGCTCCTGCTGATGGCTCTCGCAGCCGGCTCCCTCGTCTTCGTCGCTTACCCGAAGGCCGACCCGCTAGGCACGCCGGCCGGGACGTTGACGAAGGCGTACATGAAGTCGGTCACGGTCGAGGACAACGGCATCGGTCGCGGCAGCTTCGCGATCCATCCCGACGAGGCGCAGGCCGCCTGGTGTACGCAGGACGACTACATCGCGGTCTGGCGGGACACCGTATCCGGCGATCCCATCGCGGGCTTCTGGGTCGACGCCATCGGCAAGGTCATCGACAACCCCGAGGAAGAGGGCGGGAAACTTCATGGCGTCACGGGCAACGGGCCCATCGCCTACCTCAAGGAGGCCCGCGTGTGGCCGAAGGCGGTAAGCGGTGCCAGCGGCCAGGTGCGCCCTGCGAAGGGCGACTGGCACTGGACCGATATCCACCCTGCCCGCGCACTCGTCCGGCTGCTGGAGGAGGCGGTGGCTCGTGGCTGTCTGCCGGGCGTCACGTGGGACTTCACCCGCACGCTCGACAGCGACGGCAACCCCTGGAGCGTGGTCAACGCCGATGACTACACGGTCAGCATCGGCACCACGTACCTCGATGTCGTGCGAGAGCTACGTGAGACGGGCCTGCACATCACGATGGACGGCGGGCTCGTGGTGCACGCCTGGGACAGCTACGACAACGACCTGAGCGCCACCATCGGCTTCACCTCTGGCGTGGACATCCGCGACACAGCCGAGGCACAGGTAGCCTCCCGGCGAGGGGTCTCGGCCGTCATCGTCGAGGGCGAGAACAAGCAGAACCATCTGCGCTACCGCATCCGCCACGACGACACCATCGAGACTGCGCTGGGTCGCCGCAAGGAAGGCTTCTTTCGCTTCACCCGGACCGCTACGGCCTCGGTGCTCAATCGCGTCGGCGACCGAAAGCTGCGCAAGTGGAAGAAGCAGTACGACGGCCCGTTCGTGCTCCCCGTACTCGACACGACCGGCAAGGTCGCGCTGGTCGACTACACCGTGGGTGACACGATCGCAGTGCCGACCGACTACGTCTCGGGCGGCACCGAGCGCATCGCGGCGATCACCCTGACCGATATCGAGAATGGCGAGTATGACCCGGCGCTCGAGATGGGCGACCTCGCGCCGGACCCTGTCACTGGCGACACCCCGTCGCGCGACATCGAGGGCGCCGGCTGCTGTGGCGATACGCCAGGCGCGGGCAAGAAGCCGGGAGGAGGCGGTGGCGGCGGCGGCTCTGATGACCCCGTCGATGAGACCGGCGAGACGCCCCTGCTCTACCTCGAGGACTTCGGACGTGAGATCGCCATCATCGCGACCGCCGAGACGCAGGGCGTGCTGGCCGATGAGCACACCATCGACCTGCCCGCCGGTATCCATGTCGCGAAGCGACGCCTCGGCATGGTCATGTTCCGCGAACGCGGCTCTGGTTCGAGCGTGCTCATCACGGCCATGGAGGCGGCCGGCTTCACGCACATCGACGGCGACGGCTGGGTGCCCGGCGCGCGCGGTGGCGAATATGATGTCTTCGACCTCGCCCTGACCGGCCTTGAAGGCTACGCCGGCGACGGCACGGACCAGCTCGTGGTGGCGGCCACCGATTCCGTCGTGCACGCCGTGGCGTACTGCCTCGAGCGTGCGGGCGCTCCGGTCATGGCGACCACGTCCGGCAACGACCCGCCTTCGCTCGATCCCGGCATCGAGACCTCCACCCCGACGCTGTGGCTGGCGCTGGTGGCGGATGACGGTGCCGTCTCGGGTGATCCCTCGGGCTATACCAACGTCAGCTCGGGCGAGGCTGGCACGTTCCCCTTCCACTGGCGTCTCAGCCAGCGCGAGGGTGACGCGACCCCCGATGACCCCTCCGCGTACACGGGCGGCGAGATGGTGGCCACCATCGCCATCCAGACGGACCCGACATGGCTCGACGACGCGCTGGGCTATCTGCCCGTCCAGGTCGACACCGCGGCATGGTGGCCGGGCGGGAACGAGTGGTCATCGTTCTTCGCCGGCTTCGTGGGCGACCACGGCATCGAGGATGGCGTCTTCTTCGCCGAGTCCGCCGCGACCCACGAGACCAGCGGCAACAACTGGACCATCAGCGTGTTCGGCGAGGGACACCCCAGCAACCCCGGCCCGGTGCTGCCCATGGAGGCGGGAGACTTCGAGCTGGAGATCCGCTACCGGCTGCGTGGTGCGAAGGGTGAGGTCGCCGATGCCGGCCTGCGCTATCTCTACTTCGACTGGATGTTCAGCGGGCGGCTCCAGTTGAACTTCGGCGATGGCACCAACGCCGAGGGTATCCAGGTCATCGGCGAGACGACCGACACCGCGACGATGACCCTGCCCGACGTGGACGAATACGGGCTCATCAGATGGCGCTGGCAGGACGGCATGGTGTACGGCAAGGTCTGGGCCGATGCCGACGACATGCCGGTCGCGTGGCCGGTATCGGCAGCGGTGGATTCGGACCTCGACCTCGATGACGTGGAGTTCGACATCGTCGGACGGCTCGGCAACGCCTCGGGTCCGGTGCAGCGTATCGAGATCGACTACATCCGCGTGGTGCCCCTCGCCGAGGGTGGTGACAGCGCCCGTCGCGTCATCGCCCACGGTGACGGCACCGGGCCATTCTCCCTCGGGGAGGCGTTCGTGCCCGGCACGCTGCGTGTCTGGGTCGATGACATCCCGGTCACGCCCGCCACGCAGGACCCGACGACGGGCGCGTTCACCCTGGCGACGTTCTACCACGACGCCTCGAACCATGCGGCTGGCTGCAGCAAGCTCGTGGTCGAGTACCAGGTCGCCTGATGGCCGCCACCTATCGCCTCGTCTTCGATGCCGCGGGCAACCCCACCCGCATCAAGGACGACTACGCAGCGAGCGCCGCCCCGGATTCCGGGGATACCTTCGCGGCCGGTGGCTGGGCGAAGGGCTCGTGGTGGTGGGTACCCACGACGAACACGCTCTATATCTGCGAGGACCCGGCGGTCGCGACGTGGACGGTGGTAGGCAGCGTGGGCAGCGACCTCACCTCCCTGCACGAAGACCTCTCCGTCAGCGGCGCCCACACCGCGGATCGCGCCGACGGTGCCACGCATGACCTGACCCTCGTCGGCAACGCGACCATCACGCTCGACGGTGCCGTCACGGGCGAGGCCACCGACTGGCGGCTCATCGTCAGGCAGGACGGCACGGGCAGCCGGACCATCACCTGGGCGGACACCATCACGTGGGTGGGCGGCTCGGCTCCGACCCTGCAGACCGCGGCTAACGCCGTGGACACCATCGGCCTCGTGACCATCGACGATGGCACGACCTACTTCGGCTACCACGCCGGGGCAGGCGGCGGCGCTGGCACCCCTGCCACGACCGTCGAGTCGGAGACCACGTTCGGTATCTCGCCCGCCGTGGGTAGCGACACAGAGTACGCCCGGCAGGACCACACGCACGGCTCGCCGGCCGATCCGGTCACAGAAGCCGCGGTGCAGGCCGTGGGTCGCTGGGAGCCGGTCACGCATGACTACGGCAGTGGCCAGGAACTGGTCTTCGACGGCGACGACATCCTCGTCCACTTCATCGCGACACCCTAGGAGCAGACATGGGCGACCACAGCACCATCGACCACGCCGGCATCACAGGCGTCGGAGGTGGCGGCGACATCACCGCGGATGCTGCCTGGGCAGCGAAGGGCGATCTCATCGCAGCGTCAGCGAACGATACCGCTGCCGTCGTCAGCGTCGGCACCAATGGCTCATCCCTGCGCGCAGCTTCCGGGGCCACGTCAGGCGTCGAGTGGCAGAAGAACAACCTCGCAGCGTCCGTGGCGCCTGCCGTCACCGATGACGTGGACCTTGGCTACACCGTCGGCTCACGCTGGATCGACACGACCGCGGACAAGGAATACGTCTGCCTCGACAACACCGACGGGGCGGCGGTGTGGACGGAGACGACGCAGGCGGGTGGTGGCGGAGGCTCGCCGAACTGCAAGGAAGCCTTCCTGACCGGCAACGTGACCATCGTGAACGCCAACACCGCGTACGACGGCCCATCGCTCTCGCTGGAGGCTGGCGACTGGCTCGTCATGATCACGATGTCATTCTCGTCAGCTAATACGAGCCAGACGCACCTCGTCGCGCAGATCTACGACGGGTCCGCGGTCGTGGCTGATGCGAGCGGCTACCACGGCGGCGGTGCCGGGGGTGGTGCGACCTTCTCCTGTTCTGCACGTATCACCCTTGGCAGCACCACGACCGTCTACGCCCGCGGCGTCAGCATCCGGGGCTCGTCCGACTCCGCGATCCTCGCGACGGCTCTGGCCAACGGTGCGACGAACAAGGCCACGTCCATCCGGGCCGTCCAGGTCACGGCTGTCTAGAGCCCGTAGACCTCCAGCCCGAAGACGAGCGAGTACGGATCGGCTGCGAAGGCCGTCGCCGAGTCGAGCGTCCGGGCCACCAGCTCGAAGTAGTCGCCCTCGGCGAGCAGGAACAGCGGGCTGGACATCTCGAGGCTCGTGTTGTTCGGCGCAGCACGGTGCTGCACGACCGCGACCGGCGGGTCATCTTCGCCGTTGCGGAACACCTTCAGCTCGGCGTATGAGGTCGTGTCCAGGTCGTTCAGCCAGATGACCGACGCGGTGAGCCGGGCCTTCTTGCCGTCGTATGAGGCGGGCACCGGTCCGATCTTCGTGGTCGATGTCATGAGGTCCACGAGACTGTCGTCATCGAAGACGACGGTGTCGAACTCGACGAGGTCGTTGCTGGCCTCGGTCGTCCAGTTCGTGGTCCTCTGGATGAGGGTGGCTCTCACGGCGTCGATGTCCTCCGCAGCGGCCGGCGCGGGAAGGCTCCCGGTGAACAGGGCTCGTGTGGCCAGCATGGTCATCAGGATAGCGCCAAGCGCAAGGATGATGCGTCCCGCTCTCCCTCGGGAGGGTGGGGCCTTTCGCTGTGTCCGCACGTCAGCGTCCCAGCGCCATCACCACGACGACCACCAGCAGGACAGCGATGACCAGCAGCAACACATACGACAGTCGAGGGTCCCCGAGCCTCATCTTGCGGCGTATCTTCGGGGTCGGTCGGAAGCATGGGGCCCGTGCCATACAAGGTGGCACCGCCGGCGGACACTCTGTGCCAAGGGAGCGATTGGAGGTCCGCTGATGCGTGTCACGTTCACGCCCGATCCCGCTGAGGAACGTCGGACCCGTGTGGCCCGTTACGCTCTACATCTTCTGGTAGGAGCTGGCGTCCTGCCAGGACCGCTGACACGACCGCCTGCGCCCAGACGGGCGCCTGTTCCTTATCACGCTCCAGGGCGGCCGCCAGGCGGCCGATAGCCGCGGCCTGCTCGCGGATAGCCGCGGCGAGGTCTGAGTCGGTCGGAGTCGGCGGCGGCACATCCGGATCTGACCCGAAGTACGCGATGAACGCATCCATGTGCTCATCGCGGATGGGCTTGCTGCCTGATTCATAGGCGGCCCACCGGGAATAGTGGAGCTTGTGTCCCGTCTCGGCCTCGAAGTCGGCCACAGCCTTGTGGACATTCGACCACCGCGGCTTGCGCATCTGGCGCAGCCACGCGGCCTCGATGCCCCGCTCTTTTCGGCTGTACATGCTGGATACGTTACCAGCAGTCAAGACATATGTCTAGGCCGTAAGCACGGGGAGTAGGACATTTGTCCTAGCACTATAAGACTGTCTTGACATGTCGCGGGAATGTCCTGTACAGTCACGTCATGGTGAACGGCATCGACCTTAAGGTGGATCGCATCAGAGCGGGGGTGTTCCAGCAGGACCTCGCGATCGCCCTGGGTATCTCACGTCAGACCCTCATCAACTGGGAGCGGACCCCGAACATCCCGGCTCACAAGGCCGTGGCCTACCGCGAAGCCCTCGAGCGACTGTCCGAACCGACGGCCGTCGAAGTCGTCGCCTAGCCATGGAACGGCTACCGACGGCTTCACCGACCCCTGCGCCTGCTCCCACGAGCCCGTGCGCGACGTGCGGTCGGCCCGCGACTGCGCTGCATGAGCGGCTCGTGCATCCCCCGGAAGCGCAGACGGACGACCGGCCGGAATGGTTGCGCCGCGGTTCGCTTGCCAAGGACATGAGCGGGCGGCTGCACGTATGACCGAGATCAAGGTCCAGCTCGAACCGTATGACCAGGGCTACCGCGATGGCTGGCGTGACATCCACAAGGGACCGGTGCGCCGTCGCAGGAAGCGTCGCGCTCGCAATGCCGAGTACGCGCTGGGTTACGGCCACGGCCGCACCGACGGCCTGACGTGGGGCCAGTACCCCGACTGGCAGGAGTTCAGTGCGACCCATGTCGTGGGTGGGCCACAGCCGCTCGTCTGGACCCGGCGAGACGGTGCATTCCACGCTGCTACTTTCGGTGATTCCTCCCCAGTTCCGCAGGAAGTGCCAGAAGTGGCATCAGGGCACCCCCAGACGAGTCTCGGGCTGTGAACGCCACCCTCGAAGCCGTCCAGGACAAGGTCATCACCGACGCCGTGGCCGAGTGCGCTGCGAACCACGTCGAGCGCGTGGATGAGCGGGTGGCGCTCGTCGAGCGCGTGGCCCGGCTCTGCGAGGACGCCGCTGCCGCGAGGCGTGAGGCGCTGCGACGGGCAGCCGCGGCATGAGCGACGAGCCTTTCGGCTACCTGCGCATCGAAGTGACGTTCGCCGCCGCCATCATCACGCCCGAGAACAAGCTGGTCGGCGACAACATGGCCGATCTGACGCTCGCCTTCGGCTGGCGCGTAGCGGACGACGTGACCCACCCCGGCATCACCGACGAGGTGGCGATGGAGGTGCTCCGCAAGGCCGTAGGTCCGGTGACGGGACTCATGACCGCGCAGATGACGCTCAACGGCTGGGTCGCCATGGGCCAGGTCGACGATCCGATGGCCGGCTGGGACGGCAACGTTCCCGGCAAGACGGTCCGTACTGACCCGCAGCGCGTGCGCGTCGTGCCCATGGGACCGGAAGGGCGCGCATGAAGCGCATCGCCACCGGCGTGCTCATCACCCGTTCGCCCGGCGCGACGGTGCACATCGCTGCTGAGCGCGCTGGCACCGTCGGCGTGACCACGAAGTGCCGCCGCCCTCTCTATCACCCGAGCGCAGACCCCGCGCACCTCACTGGCCCGCGCTGCGTCGTCTGCTCGCCACCGAAGCCGAAGGCATGACCGCCACCAAGGGTCGCTGGCGACTATCACGCAGCGGCATCCTCCATGCGTTCACCGGGCGAGCCGTCCTTTCGCGCTGCGGCGCTGTGCGCTGTGCCGACACCTTCCGTGGTGCCGTCGCCGATCCGACGACCAGCGACTTCATGGACTGCAAGACCTGCACCACCATCGAGCTGCAGCGATGACCGAAGACACCGGAGCCTACGTGGACCTGCCGCCCGATGTGAGCACGTCGGAGACTATGGCCGCCCGCTGGCGCAAGGACATCTGCGCCGAACTGATGAAGATGACGGGCCTGCTGGCGACCGGTTCGGCACTCGTCGGGGCTCCGGTCATCGGCGAGCGGGTGTCCGAGATGACTGACCCCTACGCTTTCGTGCTCGCTGTCGCGGGCGCGGACGGCGTCATCGTCCAGGTCCATGGCCTGCGCTTCCGCCATGACGCCGACCGCGTGCGTCGGGCCATCGCGGACACCTTCGACCCAGAGTCGGCGCTGCACATGCGCGAATGGGAGGCAGAGCAGCAGGCCAAGCTGGAGAGGTACGAGGTTGAGCACTCGTTCATGTGCGGTCGCGGCCACTGTCGGGATCGGTTCGCGACCGCTCGTGGACTAGCGGCCCATGAACGCCACGCTGCCAGACGGGCAGCCGTGGGGCAGGACTGGGTCCACCAGCCTTCCCCCGAGCCGCCGCCAGCAACACAAAAACGGCCGGCCCTCGCCCTAGCAGTCGAGACGGGCGCATGACCGCGATCGCCCTGGCCCTGCTCCTGGCTGCCGCGCCACTTCATGCCAGCGAGCCGGCCACAGCCGAGACTCGCTGGCGCACCGCCCGCATCCTGCCGTGGTACGGCCCCGGTCTTTGGAACAACCGCACGGCCTGCGGTCATCGGATGGACCGATGGCTTCGCGGCGTGGCACACAGATCATTGCCCTGTGGAACGCTGATCGAGTTCCGGCTGCGCGATGGGCACCGCGTCACCGTGCCTGTCGTGGACCGCGGCCCGTACCCCGAGATGGTGGGCATCCCGCGGCGGCTGATGCCGCTCGACGTGACGGCCCGGACCATGTGTTACACGCTCCAGAAGCCCTACGGCAAGTATCCCAAGGCCGGCTGTCACAGCCTGCGCGATGTCAAGTGGCGGGTGGTGCGACGTGGTCGCTGAACACTCCGTGACCCACGAGCGATGGCAGGGCGACGACGCGCCTGACGAGTGTGTGAGATGTCAGGAGCCGTGGCCCTGCATGGACGCATATCTGACCGAGCGCGAACGAGCGGACCAGTTGGCTCACGCTCTCAACGCGGTCGCGAACGCAGCGCTGACCCCGGTGACGATCACGGTGCTCGCCGACATGCGAGCCAAGGGGCGCGTCCGATGACCTGCCGCCGTTGCCATTGCTCCGAGGACTACCCCTGCCTCGTCGGCTTCGGCTGGTGCTGGTGGGCCGAGCCCGGGCTGTGCTCGCGCTGTGCCGCCGAGACATCGCTGCGGGGCAGGTTCGACGTGTGGCTCGAGCACCCGCACTCGGCCTTGCGACTGAGCCTGGGCCTGGTGCTCGTGGTGCTCGCGATCCTGTTCATCGCCCGCGTACTGAGCTAGGAGGATGAGATGACCGCACCTGCCACCACCATGCCCGCCGCTCGGCCGGCCGACGAGCCACGCAGCGCCGAGGCGCACGTGGCGTATGCGGTCGCACTGCTCGAGCGCGACGTCGACGAGGCCACGGCCGAGGAGGAGAAGGCCCAGCACGAGCGGGAGCGATGGGATCGCATGGCCGTCGCAGCGGAACGTCGCCGGATCGAGCGGGCGGACTCGCTCAAGACGATGCAGTCGACGCTCGACACCCTCACCGGCGGACAGGGCGGCTCGATCCGCCGCAACCGACTGCTCGAGGAGGCACGCGCTGCCATCAAGGGGGACCAGCGATGAACGGCGTGTCACTCATCGCTGCCGAACGCGATCGCCAACAGGTCGAGGAAGGCTACACGGTCGAGCACGACGCCGGCCAAGCCGAGAGCCTCTTGCTGGCAGCGGGGTGCTACGCCCTTCACCCGTTCATGTTCGCGGTCGTCGCCATCGATGGCTCGGCACCGTCCGTACCGCGCGGCTGGCCGTGGAGTCCCGAGGCATGGAAGCCGACACCCGATGACCGCATCCGCGAGCTGGTCAAGGCCGGCGCGCTCATCGCAGCCGCTATCGATGACCTGCTGGAGGCCAAGCCATGACAGACGTGGCAGCGCCCGAGCGGCGCACCGGCATCCTGGGACAGCCGCAGGTCCTCATCGGAGGCAAGTGGCTCGACGCGGACGGCCCTGGCGTCATGGAGGCGTACGCGAAGGCCGTGGACGCGGCGAACAGCGCGCAGGCCACCACGGGACGTGCCTCGTCGCCGCCACGGGCAGCCAAGCCCGTGGTGGTCCCACCAGCCGCATCCGCCGCACCGACCCGTCGTGGGGCATCCACGGGGCCCACAGCGCGCCAGCGCGAGGTCTGGGCGGCGGTGCAGGAGCATGGCACGCAGGGCGCGGCCGCCAGGGCGCTCGGAGTCAACCAGAGCAGCGTCCAGAGTGGGCTCCAGGGCTACATGAAGGCCATGGGCATCGACGGACCGATGCCGGGCTACATGCCGAAGAAGGCACCGAAGCCTAAGCCCGATACGAAGGCCAGGGAGCCGAGGGCTTCGGCTGTGGCGAAACCCGCTCACAAAGTGAGCACGGAAAGCCAAGAGCCTGCACCGGCCGACGTCGGTGAGTGGATGCACGAGTACGCCCGTGAGCCTGAGCCTGTGGCGAAACCGGGTGCGAAATATGCATCAGATATGCATCAGGACGCCGACCAGCCGACCCCGAAGAGCTGGCGCGACGACGTCCAGACCGACGGCTACCTCGTCATCGCGATCGACGCGACCATCCCGGCGGCCGAGATGGCTACGTGGGATCCCGAACGCATCCGTTCGTTCTTCAACGGCATCGCCGCGGTCGAGCGCGCACTGCGAGACGAGACGAGCCAGTAAAGCCAGCGCCGGCCCTGTCGCCTTTTGAGAGCGATGGCAGGACCGGCACCAGTGAGAAGGAGTCTAGATCATGACGACGCAGGAACCCAAGGACGAGAGCGCCCTCGTGAAGTGGGAGCCGCAGACCATCGCGGTGCTCGAGGACTATCCAGAGGCGCAGTTCAACCTGCTCGTGCCCACGCAGACCATCCGCCAGGTCAACCCATACCTCGTGCCGGACATCGAGACCGTGAAGCTCTCGATGATCGAGGCGGATGGCGAGATCTACCACGACTCGCAGATGAAGGATGGCCACTACGCCCCGACCGCCAAGGGCCTGTCGAGGATCCGACAGGTGGCCGGCATCGACGAGCTCTCGAGCCAACGGACCGATGACCGCAGCGACCCCGACGTGATCGAGTGGACCGTAGCCATCGAGATGGCGCTGCCTTCGGGTCAGCGCATCCGTGCCCATGGCAGCAAGGCGATCGACCTGCACCAGCTCAGCCAGCAGAAGGACCGCAACGGCAAGCCGTGGTCGGAGGCCAGGCTCTCGAAGGCGCGCGAGCACCTGCTGGCCAACGCACAGACGAAGGCGCTCAACCGGGCCATCCGCTCGCTGCTCAGTCTGCACGGCTCGATGCCGAAGGAGCGGTTCGCGCGGCCGTTCGCGATCCTGCGCTGGGTGCCCAACATGTCTGACCCGGACGTGCGCCGGCGGATGCTCGACAACCTGCTGCCGGCGTCGGTGGCCGCCTATGGCCCGGAGCCCCAGCGCATCGACGCCGGTGCCATCGAGGCACCCGAGGCCCCGGACGACGAGGCCGAGGCCGAGTACGTCCAGGTGCAGACCAACGGCCATGCCACGGTGGACAGTGCGACCGGCGAGATCGTGGCCGAGCAGCCAACGAGCGACGAGCCGGACTGGTTCGGTGAAGGCCCGCTGGGAGGCCTGGCTGACCGCTTGCGCGCCGTGGCCGAGGCCAACGCTGCTGCGACGCAGCCAGCCACGAAGGAGCAGCGCAGCCAGCTCCAGGAAGCACTGCGGGGCATCAGCGCTGGCGAGGTCGGCACCGTGCTCGACGCGCTCTTCGATCTGGGCCAACTGGCTGCGATCGAGCGCAGGCATGCCCAAGCGATCCTCGAGGTCGGGACCGCCATCGGGCACGACCAGCTGCGCGCGGAGTGGCGCCAGCTGGCAGCGGACCTCGAGGCAGCCGAGAACGCGGCATGACGCGCCTGGCCGTCACTGCGGATCTGCACGTGAGCGACTACGGGCAGCGCATCGACGCAGCGACTGGCCTCAACGCGCGGTTCGTCGACGCGGTGGGCATCATCCGCTGGATCGCCGAGGACGCGAAGGCCCGCGGCTGCGACGCGCTCATCGTCGCCGGCGACCTGACCGAGGAGCGCCACCCGAGCCCGTGGCGCGTGGCCATGATCGCGGACGCCCTGGCTGCGTTCGGCGGCCCGACGATCATCACCCGCGGCAACCACGACGGCCTGCGTGCTGGTCACTCGATCGCCGACGTGCTCGCTGCCGGCAGGCTCGGCTGGCGCGGCTTCTCACGCCCCGGCATCGCCTGGATCGGCCTGACCGCCGTCTGTGCCATGCCCTACCTGGACCGACACTGGCTTCGCGCACAGCCCGGCTTCGAGTCGGTTCCCGACGCGGACATCTTCCGCGTGCTCGGCGAGCAGTTCCTGGCGATCGCGCGGGGCCTCTACGCCCAAGCGATCGCCGGGCACACGAAGCCCGAGGCGATCATGCTGGTCATCCACCAGGGCCTCGCCGGCGGCCAGATGAGCGAGACGCAACAGGCCTTCCTCGGGGACATGAGCCTCGTGGTCGACACGGCGGCCCTGGTGGCCATCGGCTTCGACGCCATCCTCGCCGGGCATTTCCACCGCCACCAGGTGCTCGGCCGGGACCCGCTGGTCGCCTACGCCGGCAGCCCGCACCGCGTGGACTGGGGCGAGGAGCACGACCCCAAGGGCTACGTGGTCGTGGACACGGCAGACCCGGGTGCCTTCGAGTTCATCGAGACGCCGGCGCGCCGGTTCGTGACCGTGGACTACGCCGAGGGCGTCGCGATCGACCTGCCGGCCGTCGAGGACGCCATCGTGCGCGCTGTCAACGTGCCGGCCGAGGCGTCCACGGACGAGGTCGTCCTCGCCATGGAGCTCGCGGGTGCCTGGGACGTGGTCGAGGTCCGGCATGCCCGCGTGGATGCGCCGGTGGCCGCGGGCGGCCTCTCCGAGTCGCTTACCGCGGAGCAGGCGCTGGAGGCCCATTTCGCGGACGACCCAGACCGCGAGGCGCTGGTGGACCGCGGGCGCGCTGTGCTGGCTGAGGTGGCTGCCTGATGGCAGGGCGCAAGGGCAAGATCGCTGAGCCCGCCGACGTCGTGGTCGACCAGTGGGGCGCGACCTGTGCCAGGTGCAACGGGCCGCTCTTCCTGGCTGCCATCCGGCAGAGCCGGCCCGTCTATCGCCACGTCAGCAAGACGTCATGGCGCGAAGGGTGCCGAGCCTAGATGAACATGCAGAGCCGCGTCCGCCATCGCTGGCGCCTGAACCTCGCGCTACTCCTCGCCGAGCGAGCCATCATCGTGCCGGGCGTGCCCGCGCTGATCGCGTGGCTGCTCGATGGCGTCCTCGTCGAGGAGCGCCACGGCGAGGGCTGGCGACGGGTGTACACGGCGCAGGACCTGCTCGACAGGGTCGATCCGGCTGACATCGAGGACGGTGCCTGATGGGACATGCAGGCGTGTGCCGCCGCTGCAAGGGCGGCGTCATTTGGAAGGGCTCCGTGGTCACGTCGTACCCCTGCGGCAAGTGCAAGGGCACCGGCATCCGCAGCGCGCGCCCCGTGCCCGCCCTGGTGCCCGCGGCTGCATGGCCAGCGGTGCGTGCCGAGATGATGGCGAGGCTGGCCGCATGAGCAGCGGAGCGATCAGCAGGCGCAGCTTCTATGGCACCGCGCCCGGGCCCGAGATGCCCGGCTATCGCGCGATGACCATCAGCGGCGCCAAGACCCTCATGCACGCGCTGTCGCAGCGTGGGGCGTCGCTGGCGACCATGGACGAGGTCGCCCGCGAGCTGGGCGTGAGCCGACGCACCCTCTACCGCTGGCGGCACGCTACGTTCCATGACGTCGAGGTCGACGGCTGGCGCGCGACGTTCGTCATCCGGCCAGACCAGATGCCTTCGCCCGTCCAGATCACCCCCTGGATGCGGATCGTCGATGAGGGCGAGTCGTGAGCACGGGCAGAGGCCCCGGTTGCATCATCGGTGGCTGTGCCGGCTGCCTGCTGTGGCTCGGCCTGGGCGCCATGGCCATCGGCGCGGTGCTGTCCTGCGGTATCGGGGTGACGCAGTGAGCACGCACGATGCAGTGGTCACGCTCTATCTGTACTCGGGCGAGTTCCGCCGGGCGATGGACGACCTCGTCGACACGCTGAGGGTGCATGTGGTCTGGGCCACCCGATTCGAGAGGCGGTATCGCTCGTTCCCGTGGTCGATGAGGGCCTTGATCAGACTCCACATCATCAGGTGGCCTCGATGAGCACCGCTGTCCGCGTCCCCCTGGCGGTCGGGTTCGTGGTCCGCCGTGAGTCTTGGAGACACGTCGCATGAGCGTGCTCGGCGCCCACCCCATCCCACCGGAGAAGCGCCGATGAGGGTCATCCGCATCGAGCTGCGCGACTTCATGTCCTACGAGTACCTCGACTGGCGGCCGGACGAGGCCAAGCTCGTCTGCCTCACCGGCGCCAACGGGGCGGGCAAGAGCGCGCTGGCATCCGAGGCCATCGCCTATGCGCTCTTCGACGCCGCCCGGCTTCGAGGGGACGACCTCGTGCGGACCGGCGCCACGGACATGTCGGTGCTGGTCGAGTTCGAGTTCGCCGGGGCGTGCTACCGGGTCGTGCGAGGGCGCACGACGCGCTCAGGCGGCAAGTCCACCATGGAGTTCGCGATCGCGAGTTCGGACCGCCAGACCTGGCTGCCCCTGACCGCTGACTCGATCCGCGAGACGCAGCAAGCCATCGCCGACCTGCTGCGCCTGGACGCGGACACCTTCGAGGCCGCGGTCCTGCTCGCGCAAGGTCATGCCGGGCGCTTCGCCGATGCCACGGGTGGGTATCGCAAGCGCGTGTACGGGCAGGTACTCGGCCTGTCGGTCTACGAGGATGCAGAGAAGCGGGCCCGGGAGCTTGCGCGCGACCTCGACGCATCCCTGACCGCGACGCGGAAGCGGGTCGAGGACATCGAGGTGCAGCTGGCATCCATCGATGCGGACTCGATGCTCGCTGCCGTCGAGGCCGAGATGGCGGCCAACGGTGACGCCACGTCGCTGGCGATGACGCAGCGGACCGAGGCAGAGGCGCGGCTACGCGAGCTCGCCGCCAGTCTCGCTGCCATCGAGGCGGCTGAGGCCGATGTCAGGCGCATCACGGCCGAGCTCCATGGCCACAAGGATCGCTGGCGCCGGGCATCCGAGGCGAAGGTGACGGCCGAGGCTGCGATCGCGCGCGCCCTCACCGCGCTGGATGGGGCCTCGGTCATCGAGGAAGCCACAGCAGCGGTGGAGGCCGCCCGTGGCCGCCTCGAGCAGCTGGAGACGGAGGCCGCGGCCTACCAGGAGGCTCGCGATGCCGTCCTGGCGGCCGAGGCGCGCCTCGAGGAGGCATGGGAGCCACACCGCGCGGCGCTGCAGGCGCATGAGGCCGAGCGGGTCCGGCTGGCGCATCTGCTCACGATGCTCGAACAGCAGGTGGCTGGGCTGGAGCCGGTCACATGCCCGAACTGCGCGCACGAGTTCGCCGCCGACCCGGCCGGGCTGGCGATGCAGCTCGATGCCGCTCGAGCGGAGGTCGAGCACTACCAGGCACCCCCGGAGGAACCGCTACGGATCGCGCGTGAACGGGCGCAGGTGGTCCGGCGTGAGATCGACCTCCGGGCCCTGCCCGAGCCGCAGGACCTCGACGAAGCGCGGCGCCTGCTGCTGGATCTAGAGCGCACCGCGGCCCGTGCCGGCGAGATGTCGGCCGCACGCCAGTCGTTGACCGACGCCCAGGCACTCGTCGCCTCAGCGCAGGCCGAGCTCGATGCGATCGCATCCGACGGCAAGACGGCGCGTGAGGCGCTCGAGGCGGCACAGGCGAGGGTGGCCGAGGGCGACGCACAGCGGCATGCCCGCGATGCGGCACAGGCTGACCAGGCTGGCGCGGACGAGATGCTCGCTGCACTCGCGCTCGAGCGGACATCCCTGACCGAGCGGCGTGAGCGTGCCCGGACGGCACTCGAGCAGCGCGAGCAGCTGACGGCCGAGCGGGACACCGTGGTGGCCACCATCGAGGCGGCCGAGGTCGAGCTGGGCTACTACCGCCGCCTCGTCGCCGCGTTCGGCGTCAGCGGCATCCCGGCACGCATCATCGACAGCACGCTGCCCGAGCTCACCGGTCACATCAACGACGTCCTGTCCGCGATCCGCCCCGGGTGGTCGCTCGAGATGCGCACCCAGCGCGCGAAGAAGAGCGGGGACGGCGTCGTGGAGGCGCTCGACCTCATCGTGCACAGCGATACCGGGGTGCGTCCCTTCGCGGCCGCGAGCGGTGGCGAAGCCATGAGCCTGCACCTGGCCATCGCGGTGGGCCTGTCGCGCCTCATCGCGAGGCGCGCCGGCACGGCCATCCGCACCCTCATCGCAGACGAGCCCGATGGGTTGGACGCGGAGTCGAGACGGGCACTCGGGC